GCACGTTGCCGACATTGTTGGTATGCCACAAAAATTATTAAAGTCTCAAGGTGAAGTACAAGAAATGAGAAACCAACAAGCACAACAACAACAGGAGCAAATGCAGATGCAACAAGCTGAACAGGTGGCTAAGATGGCAGGAGATGCTGCACCACTTGCTAAAGCTCTTCCAGAAGAAGCTAAAGCTATTGTAAATGCCGCAGAATAAATATGGGTCAAGCAAAAGATAAGGAAAAGAACTTTGAAAAATATGTTCAGGGTTTAAAAAAAAACTACCAATACATATTTGCAACAGACGAAGGTAAACAAGTTATGTCTGATTTAGAAAAGAGATGCCACCATCATACTACGACTAATATAAAAGGCGATAGTCATGAGAGTGCATATATGGAAGGACAACGTAGCATCCTTCTATTTATAAAAGCAATGCTACTTAACGATAATGAAAAAGGAAAATAAAAATGTCATCAGAACAGATAACGGAGCAAACAGCTTCGCCTGTAGAACAGACACAAACTACAGAACCAACAGCAACAATAGCTAGTGTTGCAAAAACAGATACACCTGTATCGCCAACAACAGAACAACCAGTAGCGGCTAAATCTTGGAAGGAAGCAATTTCTCAAGAGTTTAGAAACGATCCAAACATAGAAAAGTTTACAGAGATAGATGCACTTGCAAAGTCATATATCAATGCAACACAAATGATTGGTAAAGATAAAGTTGCTGTACCAAATAAAAACTCAACTGAAGAACAATGGAATGAAGTATTTGATAAATTAGGTAGACCAGCTTCCGCTGATAAATATGCCTTAGATGTTAAATCTGATATTGTTCCATTAAATGAAGGAGATGTAAAACAATTTGCTGAGAACGCACATAAGTTAGGTTTAAGCAACAAACAAGCTCAAGGTGTTTTAGAGTTTTATAAAAATAATATGGAAAGTAATGCTCATCAATCTAAAGTTGATACAGAAACTTCTCAAGTTCAAGCTGAACAAGAATTAAGAAAAGAATGGGGAAGAGACTTTGAAGCAAATGTTAAAAGAGCTGGAGCATTAGCTAAAGCTAATTTAAACACAGAGATACTTGATCTTGAACTTAAAAACGGCATGAGAGTAGGAGATCATCCAGAGATGATTAAAGGATTTGCTAAGATTGCAAGTTTATTAACTGAAGATAAAATTATGTCTCCAGAAGATGAAAACGCATCTAAAACAAGTGATATTGAATCAGAAATATCTTCAATCATGGATAACAAAGATGGTCCATATTGGAACAAGCAACATCCTGATCACGATAAATTGGTACAACAAGTTTATACGTTAAGAGAAATGCTGACTAAATAAAAATTTTAACCCCTTGTTTTTTTTTATAAATTAAGATAAGGGGTTATTAATAGGACAATTCGCAAGAACCCTTTTGACGAGAAGGAATAGACTTCTAGTCTAAAAGACTTAAAATCCAAGAGAAGCCTACTTATTTTAAGTGGATAACCTTTCTGTTTTAATAATAATAATAACAATAAATGGAGAGACAATTATGTCATCACAAATAACAACAGCTTTTGTACAGCAGTATTCTGCTAACGTACAAATGCTATCTCAACAAATGGGATCGTTATTAAGAGACAAAGTTCGTGTTGAATCTGTAGTTGGGAAAAATGCATATTTTGACCAAGTGGGTTCAGTAACTGCTCAACTTAAAACAAGTAGACATTCAGACACTCCGCAAATAGACACTCCTCACTCAAGAAGAAGAGTATCTCTTGCAGATTATGAATTTGCTGATTTAATTGATCAACAGGACAAAGTAAGGCTCTTAATTGACCCTACATCGTCTTACGCACAAGCCGCTGCTTACGCAATGGGGAGAGCAATGGATGATGTTATTATATCTGCTGCAACTGGTACTGCCTACACAGGTGAAACTGGTTCAGGAACAGAAACTGCACAAACTGCAATCGCAGCTAGTGTTGGTTCAACTACAGGATTAAACATTCCTAAATTAGCGAAAGCTAAAGAGACGTTTGATAAATCTGATGTTGACCCTTCTATTCCAAGACACCTTATCGTGTCTCCGGAGCAGATTAATAATCTTTTAAACGTAACAGAAGTTACAAGTTCAGATTTCAATACTGTCAAAGCACTCGTGCAAGGCGATATTGATACTTTTCTTGGCTTCAAATTTACAGTTTCCAATAGACTTGCAAAGACTGGCAATGACAGAACTTGCATCGCTTTCGCACAAGACGGAATCACTCTAGGAATTGGTAAAGATGTAAATGCAAGAATAGACGAAAGAGCAGACAAATCGTATGCTACTCAAGTTTACTACTGCATGAGCATTGGAGCTACTAGAATGGAACAAGCGAAAGTTATTGGTATAACTTGTACAGAAGCATAATAGGAGGAAAATATGGCTACAGTTTATTCAATACAAAAGACTAAATGGGATCAAAATGTTCCTTCTGAAAAAATAGAGACTACAGAATTAGCAGGTAGAGTAAGAGTTGCTTTCGCAGAATACGAAGCAGCTTCTCTAGCGATTAATGATGTTATCCAAATGTTTAATTTACCTAACGGTGCAAGAATTGTATCTGGTAGATTAGCACATGATGCTTTAAATAGTTCAACTCAATTATCAGTTGGTTATGCAGCACATACTAGTTCAGCGGGTAGTACCGTTGCTTTAGATGCTGATGCTTACAAAGCGGCAGCAAGTTCTGCGTCTGCTTCAGCTGCTAATGTGGCGAACACTATTGCATTAGGAGAAAACTCTATTGTAGATGCTAATAAAGACGGTTTACCTGTCTCTATTACTCTTACAGGAGCAGTTGCTAGTGGAACGATTCAGCTTACAATGTTTTACGTTGTAGACTAATCTAACATTAGTTAAAAAATTTTAGAATTTTAGGCGGTGAAAGCGAGAGTGGAAGCCGCCTAGAATGTTTTAAGAAAAGGAATTTTATATATGGCATCAGTAGTAGATATTTGTAACGGAGCATTAAATCAACTAGGAGCTACTACAATACTTTCATTGACAGAGGATTCTAAAAACGCAAGACTTTGCAATGCAAGATACACTCAAGTAAGAGATGCATTATTTCGAACACACCCATGGAATTGTTTGCAGGTTAGAGCATCATTAGCAAAAGATTCAACAGCTCCAGCTTGGGGTTTTACTTCTCAATTTACACTACCTGCTGATTGTTTAAGATTATTATACATTATAGATTATGATTCTAACTACAAAGTAGAAGGAAGAAAAATTTTAAGTAATACAGCTACAATGAAAATTTTATATGTTTCAAGAATTACCGACCCAAATGAATATGATGAATTACTAAGAGAAACATTATCAGCTTCTTTAGCGGCAGATATTGCTTATGGAATCACATCATCTAATCCTGTTTCAATAAACATGAACGAGTTATTTCAAAATAAATTAAGAGATGCTAGATTTGTAGATTCTACCGAAGGTCAAAACAATTCACCTGATCTTGGAATGACAGATTCTATAGATGCTAGTACCTTTATTAACTCAAGGTACTAATCAATGGCTAGAGTTGCAGTACAACTTACTAACTTCACCGCTGGTGAACTTTCTCCACGATTAGATGGTCGTAATGACTTATCTAAATATTCATCTGGTTGCACTAAATTAGAAAATTTTATTATATATCCTCATGGAGCTGCTGCTAGAAGATCAGGAACAAATTTTGTAGCTGAAGTTGCAGATAGCGATAACAAAACAAGGTTAATGCCTTTTGAATTTTCTACTACACAAACTTATATGTTGGAATTTTCTAATTTAAAAATTAGAGTTTTCAAAGATAGCAGTACAGTTTTTGAAGGTAATAAAACTATTACTGCAATTACAAAAGCTAATCCAGCAGTAGTTACTTCTAATGGTCATGGTTACAGCAATGGTGATGAAGTTAAAATTAGAAATGTTGTAGGTATGACAGAAGTTAATGAAAAAAGATTTTTAGTTGCCGGTAAAACAACTAATACATTTGAATTAACAAATAAAGATGGAACTGCTATTAATAGTACAGGTTATACTACTTATGGTTCTGGCGGAATAGTTAATAAAGTTTTTGAAATTACAACACCTTATACAACTGCACAACTTTTTGATATTAAGTTTGTTCAATCAGCTGACGTTATGTATCTTTGTCATCCATCACATCCAGCAGCTACATTATCAAGAACAGGAGATATTAGTTGGACATTGGAAGATGTTGTTTTTACTAAAGGACCATTTCAAGATGCTAATATTACCACAACAACTTTTACTCCATCTTCAGCAGCTATAGGTTCAAGAACAATTACAGCTTCAGCAACAACAGGTATTAATAATGGTTCTGGTTTTTTATCTACTGACGTAGGAAGATTTATTTATTTTAATAGTGGTTATGGAAAAATAACAGCTGTTGGTAGTACAACAAGTATTACAGTAGATGTTACAATAGCTTTTGCTAATACTAATGCAATAACTGCTTGGCAATTAGGATCATTTTCTAACACTACAGGTTTTCCATCTTGTGTTACTTTCTTTGAACAAAGATTAGTATTTGCCGGAACAACTAACCAACCTCAAACTGTATTCTTTTCTAAGTCAGGAGATTATGAAAACATGGATGCAAACATTGGTGGTACAGTAGCTGATAGCGATGCTATTATTTATACTATTGCATCTAATCAAGTTAATGCAATTAGATTTATGACAGCAACTAGAACTCTAGTTATTGGAACAGCAGGTGGTGAGTTTACCGTATCAGGTGGCGGAACAGATAGTGCGATTACACCAACAAATGTATTAATTAAAAAACAATCAAATCATGGTGCGTCTAATTTAGATGCTGTCTCAGTAGGTAACGTAACTTTATTTTTACAAAGAGCTAGAAGAAAAATAAGAGAGTTAGCTTACAACTTTGATGTTGATGGTTATTTAGCTCCAGACATGACTATTCTTTCAGAACATATTACTGAAGGTGGTGTATCACAATTAGCTTACCAACAAGAACCTAACCAAATTATTTGGGGAGTTCGTGGTGATGGTGAACTTATTGGTTTAACTTATCAAAGAGAACAAGAAGTTTTAGCTTGGCATAGACATATCTTTGGTGGAATATTTGGTATACCCACAATTACAGTTAGTGATTATGCAAATATTATAACAGGAACAAGAATTGTAATTACTAAATCAGATGGAGAAAAAATTACTTTTACATCTACAACAGGTACTGCTTCTGCTCAACAATTTAAAACAGAAACAAATAATGATACAACAGCTACGAATTTAAAAAATTCTATTAATGCTGCTAACACAGCATCATCAACTGGAGTTACAGCTACAGTTAGTGGTAGTGTTGTTACATTAACAGAAGTTACACCAACAGGTTTAAGTTACTTAACTATGAAAAGTTTTGATGACACAAGATTAACATCTGCTAGTCAAACTAAAGCAGTATGTGAAAGTGTTGCAGTAATTCCTACTGACGATGATGAATATCAAACTTGGGTTATTGTTAAAAGAACAATTAATAATATTACAAGAAGATATGTAGAATTTTTAAATACTTTTAAATTTACAGCAACAGATAATACAACATTTAATTTTTTAGATAGTGCCGCTTCTTATAGTGGTGCAGCTTCCAGTACAA